TTGTTACACTAATAGTATTAGTGTGTTAGATGTGGCGACATTAGTATCAATGACGACGCTATACTGTCAGACTAATAGTATAAGTACACTTGACGTTTCGGCACTTACGGCGTTGACACTTATATGGTGTCAAGATAATAATATGAATCAAACGAACGTGGACAAGATTCTTGCTGATCTAGTTACAGCCGGTGCAAATGATGGGGTAGCGAAGTTAGCAGGTACAAATGCTGCCCCTTCTGCGGCTGGATTAGCAAATAAAGCAATTCTTGAAGCTGCACCAAGAAACTGGACTATTACCGTGAGTTAAGATGGCTAAGAAAAAGAAATCCGGTAAGAAGAAAGAGTCTCCGTCAATCTATGACTCTCGTAGGCTTACGCAGCATCTTCGTGAACTCGCCGCTGAAATCGACACGATGGACGAGAGTGGGGAGCTTCTCACCAAAGGTCAGGTGCTCGCTGCTCTAGTCTTCAAGAAGGCCCTTGGCTACGAAGAGAAACTCAAGGGCGATGATGGTGAAGAAAAATTAATCTACCATAAGCCCGAGGCTTGGGCTATCCAACTTATTTGGGAGCGAATGGAAGGTAAAGCACCCCAGGCTGTTCCTGACGGTAAGAAGACTTTAACCGCCGCAAGCAAGGTGGGTAATCTTGTCAAAGCAAGAATTAATAGCTTCTCCGAAGCTGCCGCAGCCGTTCCCGATTCAGATGGACCTGTGGACTTGCCCCAAGACGGGGTTGAAGGTTCCAAAGGACCCGATCAAGAATCTGGAATGGCGGGGAAAGCTCCTAAAAGCGGCTGAGAATGATCCGGAACTTCAGCAGGCTCTTTATACTGCCTGTAGTAAGTCCATTCTTTTTTGGGTTAATACCTTTGTTTTTACCTACCGCGTATTCATCACAGAAATAGACGGACGAGTACGGCAGGCTTCCTCCGAAGAGACACACGCCCCCTTTGTTACCTGGGAGATTCAAGACAAGCATATTCTTGAACTCGAAAAAGCCATAGATACTGGGTACGATATCCTGACAGATAAGGCCCGAGACATGGGGGCTACCTGGGATCACACCGTCGTAATTCACCACCAATGGCTCTTCAAATCGAGCCGTACTTTTTTGGAGATCAGCCGTAAAGAAGACTGCGTTGATACCCTCGGTAAGAGTGGTGAAGCTGGGTCTGATCCGGGTACACTCTTTGGAAAGCATGACTATATAAATAGATGGCTTCCAGAGTGGATGGAACCCCCGACAGACCGGAAGCGAATGCACATGCTTAATCTCGCCAACCAGAGTCGAATTGATGGTGAGTCGGCAAACGCTACTGCGGGTTCCTCTGATCGACGTACCGCTGTGTTGCTTGATGAGATGGCAAAGATGGATAATGGAGAGGATATCAAGCGATCTACCAAGGATGTAACAGCCTGTCGTCTTGCCAATTCAACGCCGAATGGAGCAGGTACAGCCTACTCGAAATGGTGTCTCTCCGGACAGGTTAAAGTTTTCAATATGAAGTACTGGGACCATCCCGAAAAAGGTCTCGGTCGGTATACGAAGCAAGACCCGATCACGGGTAAATGGGAGATTCGCTCTCCTTGGTTTGATATTCAGGTGAAGACGCGAACCCCGAAAGAACTTGCTATCGAGGTCCTGGCCGATCATATCGGATCGGGCGAGACGTTCTTCGAGTCCCATAATGTCGAGGCCCATCGTAAGGTATTTGGTCGTCCTGCAAGATCGACCTGGACTATTGACTTTCAGAAGGGTATCGCCGAAGATTTGATTCCGAGTATTCTTTTGAGAATGAAAAAGAATATGGTGTTTGCTCGGCGGAATGGTCCCTGGCGATTTTGGGTTAATCTTATCAATGGGCGTCTCGACCAGACAAAAACCTACGTGTTAGGTATAGACATTAGTAAAGGTCAGGGGGCATCGAATTCTACGGTTTCAGTAGTGTGCGTCGAGACCCGAGAGAAGATAGCTGAGTACGCCAACGCGAATACGCCCCCTTATGAATTTGCTCGATTAGTCTGTGCTGCTGCCGTTTGGATTGGTGGGGCTAAAAGACCGTTATTGGTATGGGAGGCTAACGGATCGCCAGGTTGGGATTTTGGGCGGCAAGTCGTTAAGATTTACCAGTACCCCTCGTACTACACAGACCGTGCAGTTGGAGTCGTGTACGAGAAACGTGGAAAACGATATGGCTGGCACAGTTCTCAAGAAAAGAAATCTACAGTTCTAGGATTGTTACGACGGGCGTATGCGTTTGGTGGGTTCATAAATCACAGTGAAGAAGCTCTGGACAAAGCTCTAACCTATGTTCACTTTGAGGGCGGCGAGATCGGCCCGGCGGAATACATCAAGGAAAGTGCCGATGCTCGAAAATGTCACGGTGATAGGGTGATCGCCGATATGCTTAGTTTGCTCGGTATGGGAGAACTTCATCCAGTTAAGATAGATAAACCAAAGACTCCGCATAACTCAGCCGGAGGTCGTTTGAAGGCTTTCCAGAAACGGAAACGGACCACCCAACGATCTCTTCGACAACGGAAGCGTTTTGACTTCAGAACGGAAACTACCTATGGCTACTGAGATCACACCACAGAGAATCCAGGAAGCAGTTCAACGCGGGTTTAAACGGACTGAGAATTTCCGCAAGGCTCGGTTGATGTTCCTACGTAATTACGTAGGCCAGTATTACGACCAAGCTCAGGGACCTATCGGAACCAGGGATGGCCCTGGATTACAACGCGAAAGAGACTGGTCTTACAGAGACCCTCCGAAGATGGATCGTCGATTCACTTTTCTGTATGGGCATCCTGAAAACCGGACTGTGTACGTCGGGTACAGCTATCCATTTCGATGAAGAGGACCGCATTGATCCAGGGACGATCTACACCGAAATAGTAGACTTGGATAACCTGACATTTGATCCGAAGTGTCACCGATTAGAAGAGGCCACTTGGATCGGTGATCGCATTCGTGTATCTCGTACCCAACTCCTAGATTCGGGACTCTATCAAAACGATCTGATTGAACGGTTGCCCGTGTCGGGAACGGAAGTAGACGATGGCTCAGAGAGATTATCCCGCAGGAACTTGAATAAGAACGAAGGTCGTGACCTGGAAGATTTTGTGGATATCGTAGAGCTTTGGGTTCCTGGGGCTGATGCTATGGTCACTGTGCCGGGCAGTAAAATGACGTGCGAAGAGTATCTTCGCGTAGAAGACTATTATGGTCCGGACGAAGGACCTTATACTTTCTTGAAACTGACGCCTCCAGTTCCGAATAACCCGTTCCCGGTAGCTCCTGTAGGTATCTGGAATGATCTTCACGTCCGAGCGAACGTGATGATGTCGAAGATCATCGACCAAGCGGATCGTCAGAAAGATATCTTGCTCTATAGGTCCGGTGGGGCAGATGATGCTCAAGAAGTTGTAGACGCGAGAGACGGCGAAGCAATCGCTACGGATGACCCTGGAAGTGCTAAAATCTTTAGCTTCGGTGGACAGCAACGATCTAACGAAGCTCATTTGGAACAACTTTCGATGTGGTTCAATATGTTATCTGGTAATACAGAAGCTCTTGGTGGTATCCGAGAGACTTCTGGTACAGCTACTCAAGCCACGATACTCCAGGCCAATCAGGCTATTGGCCTCGAAGACATGCGAGATATCGTTTATAAAGCGGCTGCGTTGGAGAGTAAGAAGCGGGCTTGGTACTTGCATACCGATCCGCTGATCGAGGTTCCCCTGATCTATCGTCGCCAAGTACCCGCCCAGTATGCTCAGGGGCAAATGGGGCCGCGAATGGTTGAGCCGTCGCGTGAGGAAGATATCCAGGTTACGCTTACGCCCGAAGCCCGACGTGGTGATTTCCTGGACTTCCACTTTGATATCGAACCCAAGTCGATGAGTAGGCTTGATCCCCATCTCCGTCTCCAGAGGGCGATGGAGTTCGCTATTAAGATCATCCCCGCAGCGGCGACAGCGGCACAGATTTGTATGCAAATGGGTGTGGCGTTTAGTTTCCCGCGTTTCGTTACTCGGATGGCGAAGGAAGCCGATATCGAATGGATGGACGAGGTTTTCCACGATCCAGAGTTCCAGTTGCGAGTGCAGGAGATAATGATGCAGACGCCCGGTGTCGAAGGATCGCAGGGAACTGCTGGGCCTAAGAATCCGGCTGCCGGGATTCGTCAGAACGGTCAACCTCCCAGTGTGGCGACTGTTCCGACTCCACAACAGACTGTGAATCGAGATCAGCAGATGGGTGCGGCTGATAGTCAAGCTGACAATCTACTAAACGAAAGATACTAAAATGGGAGATCAACCTACGATGGCTAAATCGGATGAAAAATGGGAGATTGAAGAGGCAGCCAGAACTATCACTCGTGCCCAGGAAATCAGGGCTGATAAGAAACTGTTTCCAAAGGTAAAGATCGAGTTGGCTAAGATAGCTAAAGCAGCCCAGCGAGCGGCTCTCGAAGCCGGTGTCAAGGTGGGCATGGACAAGTCTTTTCCAAAGGATTAATTATGCCTAGATATCCTTATACTTGTTTAAATTGTAGCGGGCGGAAAGATGTGTTTAAGCCCATCTCTCGTTACGATGATCCAGAAATATGCCCTGACTGCGGGACGGAAATGAGTCGTGACTTTACGGCAAAGCCTCCCGCGACTCTGGACAAACCGTTTCACAAGCCGATTGAGATGTTTTCCATAGCTCCGGAGACTCCACAAGAGATGGTTGATCTTCGAAGAAAACTTCCAGATACACAGTTCACCCGTGATCTGGTTCCGTTGGCCCGAACTCGGGCAGAAAAGAAGCGGTTGCTGGTGGCTGTAAATTTCCAGGAATTGTCTTGACAAAGTACCTAGAATCATGGTAGAATAGAGTATGGGCCAGACTAGGGATCAACGACGTAGGAAACAATACCGACAGTCTAAATCTGCTAAAGTTGCTCAAAGAAGTAGGAATTTAAGACATAGGTATGGTTTAACTTCCGATGATTTTAACCGGATGCTCGTAGAACAAGAAGGCTGTTGTGCTATCTGTAGAAAACACTGGTCTGCATTCGATCAAAGTTTAACGGTCGATCATAGCCATGTAACTGGGAAAGTTAGGGGTCTTTTATGTACAGGGTGTAATATTAAATTAGGGAGCCCGAAACACGAACAATTTATAGGAAAAGCCGCAGCGTATCTGCGGTATCACAAGTAAATGGAGTTGAGGCCTACCCCTGCGGTCCCGCAGGCAGCCCTCGAAAGGATTGATCTCATGGCAGATGAACCCCTTGAAAATGTTGACGACAAGCTAGAGGATGAGACGCCCGAAGCGTCTCGACAGGCTCTCATTGAGCGTACTCAGGCACGTCTTGATGAAGTTGCTGGAATAGAGTCTGCTGGTGATGGAGAGCCAGTCGTTGACGACGACAAGCCAGAAGACGATCATGTACCCACGGATGAAGTTGTAGATGGAGTTAAGGACGAAGTTGAAGATGAGCCCGAAGACGATAAGGGCACAGAGGCAGCGGAGACTGATGAAGAGAAACCAGTCAAACCTACCCTTCCGGAATCATATCGTCGTTCTTTAGTGGCGTACGGGAATTGGACTGATGAAGAGATTAACGCACATTTTGAAGCCAATCCTAAGATGTTTCTGGAGATGGCTGGAAAACTTCATCATAACCGTAATGCCGAAACTGCCGGATATGCGGATGCTGGGCGACAGGCTAGAGCGGCTGCCGTACAGCCGAATGCCGGTAGTGCAGTTCCCGACAAGAAATTGCCGGGTAAGATGGAACCTGTTAATGCGGCTGCTTTAATTGAGAAGCATGGGCAAGAGGATTTGGTAAATGACCTACTCTCGCCGGTAAATGACGTTATCCAGCAGATCAATACTATCCTGCCCCAACTCGAAGAGAGTAGGCAGGAAGCCCAGCGATCTCGGAACGAGGTCTTGGGGAAACAGATCGAGACCTTCTTTACGGCGAAAGAAATGAAACCGTACGTTAAAGTCTATGGTGACGTAACCAAAACTGCATTAACAGAAGTCCAGAACCAGAATCGTAACAAGGTTCTGGAACAGGCCGATGCTATCGTTATCGGGGCCAAGCTACAAAGACGACAGTTAACTGTTGATGAGGCTCTTTTGATGGCCCATGATAGTGTCGCTGGTGAGTTCAAGGAACAGGTAATTCGTGCGGACCTCAAGAGGAAAACTAAAAAGCGAGCCAAGGGTACGACCGTCAGGCCGTCTCATCGCGGGAAACCTCCTGCTGGTGGGAAGCCGTCAACGCGAAAGCAGTTGGAAGACAAGGCAGCGGCGGGACTCAAATCAATCTTTGGCTCCTAAGAAGGGAGTAAGTAATGGGCGTTGATAGAGTAGCACTGAAGGACTTTCTTGCTACTACGCTGCAAGACCTCCCCAAGGACCAGTTCGAGGTCATGTGGGATTCGCAGGCGTATGAGTTCTGCCGTATTTACGAGCAGAGCCGTAGGAAGGTGGACGGCGGAACGAGCATTGAGCGTAACGTCGTGCTGGATGAGACGGGTGCGGCTTCGTATCGTAGACTGTACGATACCGATGTGCCGACTGTCGAGCAGGTTCATCACAAGATTAACGTGCCTTGGGTGCAGATCGGCACGAATTATTCTTGGGATATTCTGGAGATTCTCCAGAATAAGAATAACGCCAAGGGTTACATTGATCTGCTTGAGTCGCGGCGTATGGAACGGATGTGGGGCCTTGCGAATCTCCTGGAGACTCGCGGTTGGAGTGCTCCCACGAGTGCTACGGACACGCTGTACCCCTATGGCGTTCCGTATTACCTCAACTTCATCACCGCTGGTAGCACTACCCCCGGCTTCGTCGGTCAGACGATTCGTTACACTGATGGTTCTGCCGATGAGACCTGTGCGGGCATCGACGCGGCTGTTGAGGCAAAGTGGCGTAACTACGCCGACATCTACACGCACGTAGATAACGGCCTGCTCCGCAAACTGCGGAAGGCTTTCTTGCTCACTCGTTTCAAGCCCCCGGCAATCGTCAAGAGCCCCGGCAAGGACGAGCGTGGCAATGTCCGCATCTATGTGAATGCCGATACGGCTGTTGAGTTGATGGACCTGTCCGACAAGCGTGACGACAACAGCGGTCCCAAGGACCTCGCTGGTAAGTCCCTGATCGACGTTGAGGGTGTTACGTACTTCAACCGTCGTCCAATCGTGTTTGTCCCGCAGTTAGATGTGGGAACGGACAACACCACCTACGATCC